CATCATCTTTATCTTTGGTAATTGATGTTTTATTAAGTAATGGTACAAGCTCAATTGGGTTTAGACCATCGACATATCCGATAGCAAATACAAATGTAAAAATAAATTCGGCATATAACTTATTAGTAAGTAATTCTAAATTCATAGTTGATGAAACTATTGCTTATATGAGTTCATCTTGGAGTGGATTTGAATATACACAAAGTAAATGTGAAAGAGATTTGACTGGAATCCTTAGTGGTTCTGCATTTGACCTTTTATATGGTGGTAACTCCGCATCTTTGTTTAATGGTAAGTTCTATTTTGATTTCCCATCAAACGCTACTGGTTCTCAATTAGACCAAACAATTACGGCAATCAAATACGCAAGTGGATTGGCAGAAAAGGTGGTATTGAATACTCCTTTTACACATATATCAGCATCAATTAACCAACCAACATCGGCATCTTGGAATTCATTGAGAACTAACAAAGAATTTATACAAAGTGAATCAATTGCGTATCTATCAGCAAGTTGGGCTAAGCATGATTATAACGAAACAACTTGTAAGAGAGATATTGGATACATTATAGATGCAGTAGCAACTGATTTACTTTATGGTGGCAACGAAAGAAGTGTGATAGCAGGTAGATACTATTATGATTATCCATCTCAAGCTACAAACGCACAATTAGAACCAACATTGACTGGTGTAAGATACGCAAAAGGAACGGCTATGAACGTAGTTGTTAATAAGCAGATATTTACAGCATCTTTAGAAGCTCAATACGCATACGATTTAATAAAGGCTAATAAATTATTCATACAAAGTGAAAGTGTTGCATATGTAAACGTTAAATACCCTAACTTAGATTATAGTGAGAGTAAGTGTTATAGAGATTTAGGATATATCATTGATGGCGTAGCAACCGATTTACTTTATGGCGGTAACGAAAGAAGTAGAAAGAATGGGGATTACTATTATCAGTTCCCATCACAGGCCAATGGGTTTGGTTCGCAAGTAATTCAAACAACGGATGCAATTAAGTACGCAGCTAGATTTACAACAGCATCTATTAGTAGTACATTAATAGGAGCACCTTCTATTATACTTAATACTTTAGGAAATATTAAAGTAACTAACGCTATTCAATATATTTCAGCATCATCGGCAACTTCTACTGAAGCAACAATACTATCGGCATCAATTGCTATCGTAACAAACATAGTTGCTAACGGAACTGGTTCAGCAATAGTATCAGCATCATTAAGTTTACCAACTTCATCTTATACAACTGCGGTAAGTAATGATAATAGATGGATTGCATACGGAATACTAAAAAATAACATTTCATTCATACAGGATGAAACTATTGCATATTTATCATCATCTTGGTCAACGGCATCTTATGATGAAAGTAAGTGTAGACGTGATGTTGGATTAATTATAAGTGGAGCAGCTGAAGATTTGGTATTTAACTCAAATTCAGCATCTTTAGTAAATGGTGTATTCTATTATGATTTCCCATCACAGGCACAAGGAGCACAATTGAATCAAACGCTTGATGGAATAAACTACGCAAGTAAGTTAGCACAAAAAGTAATTCAAAATGTAACTTATGTAACTGCATCAGCAGTTGTATCAGCATCATACGCATTAATAAGAAAGAATAGAGAGTTTATACAAAACGAAACTATCGCTTATGTATCTTCTTCTTGGAGTACGGCATCTTACGATGAAGTAACTTGTAAAAGAGATGTTGGACATATCATAGATGCAGTTTCTACGGATTTATTATATGGTGGAAATGAAAGAAGTACAAACGCTGGGGTATTCTATTACTTATATCCATCACAAGCGCAAGGTTCACAATTACAACCTACATTAGCAGGTGTTAAGTACGCAGGACAAACTTCTAAGAATGTTGCGGCATCATTAACATTTGTGACAGCATCACAATTAGTATCAGCATCGGTTAATTTGTTGAGAAATAATAGAGAGTTTATACAAAATGAAACCCTAGCTTACTTAACTGCTAGCTGGAGTACATTTGAGTATGATAAAGATAAGTGTAAGAGAGATGTTGGTTATATCTTAGATGGTGTAACAACTGATTTACTATATGGTGGAAATGAAAGAGGTGTATTCAGCGGAGAGTTCTATTACAAATATCCATCTAAGGCAATTATTGAAGGAGATGGTGATGGTGTTGGGCAATTAGGACAAACAATTGATGGTATAAACTACGCAAGTAGAATAGCACAAAAGATTGTAAAAAATACATTGTTTGTAACAGCATCAGTAGAGGCATCGGCATCATTTGATTTATTAAGAAAGAACAAATCATTTGTAGCAGCTGAAACTATCGCTTATGTATCTTCTTCTTGGAGTGGTGTATATTATAACGAAACAACTTGTAAGAGAGATGTTGGTTACCTAATAGATGCAGCAGCAACGGATGTATTATATGGTGGACAAGAAAGAAGTGTTATAGCTGGACAGTATTATTACTTATATCCTTCTAACGCAATCAATAAAGGTGTACCATCAACTCAAAATCAATTAGACCCAACTCTTACTGGTATCAGATATGCTGGAAAGTTATCTAAAAAAGTAGTAATCAATCCAACTTATTTAGAACCATCTGCATCTTTAGTACTAACAGCAAAATTATTGACAGATAACAAAACGTTAATACAAAAAGAAACTATAACATTCTTATCTTCATCTTGGAGTAATTTAAAATATAATGAAGTAAGTTGTAGTAGAGATTTAGGATTTATCATAGATGCAATCAGAACTGACTTAGTTTATGGTGGCAATGAAAGAAGTATTGAAGCAGGTTCATACTATTATAAATTCCCATCCGTAGCAATTGTGGATAGTTATGGTGATAATAATGGACAAAAGAAGCAAACGATAGATGGTATTAACTTCGCAAGAGGAATATCTGAAAAAATTGTAGCAAATACTTTATTAACTTATTTAGCACCTGCAACTAAGAGAAGACAAGCGGCTGAAAGATTGAAATCTGGTAAGGATGAATTAAAACAAAGAGCAATTGGATATACAAATGGAGCATTTCCATATTTAGTATATAATGAGGCTAGTTGTTCACGTGATACTGGATTTATTGTAGATGCGGCTGTAACTGATTTATTATATGGTGGAAATGAGAGAGGAATCAGAGCAGCATCTTCATATTATGATGGTCAGTATGGAAGTGCAATAGCTGTGACTAGAGACCAGTTATTAGAAACATTGGAAACAAATCGTTATCTAAGAACTAGAGCAGAGTTTATAGCAGCGGGTGCACCATTAGAATCATTTGGTTCTCTAATTGTGGCAACTGGTATTGACTACTCTTATAATGGTAGTGGTGTAACGTTTAAAGCACTTCCTCCAAATCAGGGTGGTAGTGGTGTTGCAAATCCAATATTTGAAATTACCGAATTGGGTGGAGGTAGAATCTTCTTTACATCTGGTAATCAGGATGGTGACTTTAGAATTGGTACTGGATTGAGTATTAATCAGGCAACTGGTACTCTTGTGGGTAGAACATTTAGTAAATCTCTATTCTCATTAGTAACTCCGTTCTCATTAGCACTACAAATATAAAAAAAAATAAAAAAATAAAAAAATGGCAGAAGTTTTTGTACCCTTAAATCGGTTTCAGTCAGTAGTAACAGGATTGACTGGAGAACCTGATGAAATATATACAACACCAGCGGGTGTATCCTCGATTGTATTATCTTGTCAAATTACAAATAATAGTTTAGTAACACAACCTGTAACTATTTTTGTAACATCAAATAAAGAAATACCAGTACCTGAATTTAGCGATATATACAGTGGTAGTGCGTTTGTTACTTCTTCTCTATCTTTATTGAATTTTAGTGGTAGTTTTGCTAGTGCATCTGTACTACTTAATTCAAATAGACAATTTTTAAGAAAAGAAATAGCGGCATATACTTCTAATCAAAATAATTTATCAGAAACTCCATTTACTTTTATATCATCTTACTTTGAACAAAATACTTTGGATGATGTTGATGCAGTAAAGTATGATATTGCAAATAATACAACAATCAGAACAAGTAAAGCAGCAAAAGCTTACTTTGATAAAAATGGTGTATCTTTAATCGATTCAACTGAATATTCTGCATCTATATTTGCTTTGGACTATTTAAAAGTATTATCAAATCAAATTATAAAAAATCAATCAACAACTGGTTCTGCAGAATCCCCATTGTTATTTCAAAGTGGTGTAACGCAATCGGTATTAACCGGATTTGTAAATGGAACTGAATCTGGAATATCAGCATCCCTATATGTTGTTAATAGTTTAGTCGATGTTATTAAATCTACCATAGAAGCACCTGTATTAATAGAACAACAAGCGGTGAGATTGGTAACAAATGTAACAATTCCACCAGCGGATTCACTTTCACCGGTAGTTTCTGGTAAATTAGTGTTAGAAGAAACATATGGTTTCATAGTATCTGGTTCAACCGAATTAACAGTAGTCCTTTCTTTGCTAGAGAGTGCGAATGAATAACGATAATATTATAGATTAATATTTATAGTAGAAATTTCATATTTATAACAAAGCTAGCAAGAACTAATGGCAATAAGTAATCTATTAACGGGCAGGGTAAGGGTTGTAAGCCCAAAAAATGTAACATCTGATAGGTATCAATTCTTAGATTTATCTCAGGCTGAACCAAATTTGGGAGTACCACCCTTCTCTGCATCTCTATTAACTAATCCTGCGATAATAGTTTCCGATGACCAAGGTAATAGAGGATTTGCAAAAAAACTATTTTTAGAAGAATTTAGTGGGTCTTTTTCTGGTTCATTCCAAGGAGATGGTAGCAAATTAACAAATGTACCATCCGTTGTAGCTCCGTTTATAGCAAGTGGTTCGGCAACTGCATCTTTTAAATCAAATGGTCTTAATGTAAATACCGATACAATAATTGAGGGAAACCTCTATGTGAGTAAATCGATTATAGCAGACCAACTTATAGTAAATGTAATTTCATCTTCTATAATATATTCATCCGGTTCAAATATATTTGGTAACACCAATGATAATATACAACAATTTACTGGATCTGTAAGAATAGAAAGTGAATTAATTGGTAATAATATTACCGGTTCATCATTTACCGGTTCTTTTACCGGTTCATTTTTTGGAGACGGTACAAATTTATTTAACTTACCGAAAGCAACTAGATTAGCAAGTGGTAGTATAACGGCATCAGTTTCTCCGGATACCGGATTTGTAGTTTTATCAGAAATTAGTGGGTCAACGTTTACGGGTTCTTTATTTGTAAGTGGAAATATTACTATACCATCTGGTAGTGGATATTTTAGTGGAAGCGGTGAGGGTTTATTTAATATTCCTGAATCTGCATTATCGTTTTCTCCGTATAAAATCGTAAGTGGTAGTGTAACTGCATCGGTATCTCCTAATTTTGGATTTAGAGTAGAATCACAAGAAAGTGGTTCTCAATTTACAGGTTCTTTATTTGTAAGCGGTACAGTATCGGCATCTTTATTTAGAGGAGATGGTAGTGGATTATTCAACATCCCCGCATTAACATCGACGTTAATAGCAAGTGGTTCTGCAACCGCATCGATTTCACCAAACAAAGGATTTGAAGTAAATACTGCAGCAACTATTAATGATTTTTTAATAGTAACTGGTAGTGGTATTTTTAAATCAACTGTAACAGCATCAATGTTTAGTGGTAGTGGTAGAGGATTGTTTGATATACCTCGTTCTGCTTTAACTCCCGATGCATTAACAGCAACGATAATTGCAACTGGTAGTGTAACCGCATCAGTTTCACCTCAATATGGGTTTAGAGTAGAATCATCTTTAAGTGGTTCTCAATTTACTGGTTCATTATTTGTAAGCGGTGGAAATATACAAGTAGCAACCGGTTCGTTCTTTAGTGGTAGTGGTAGAGGTTTATTTGATATTCCACTTTCAGCATTAGCATCTCAGGTTTTATTAACTACGGTAATCGCAAGTGGTAGTGTATCTGCATCGGTTGCACCTAATACAGGATTTGTAGTAACTTCAATAAATAGTGGAAGTACGTTTACAGGTTCGTTATTCGTAAGTGGAAATGTTGAATTATTTACTGGCTCATTTAGTGGTAGTGGTGACAAGTTATTTAATATACCAATTTCCGCTCTTAGAGATTTAGACCTTTCAAGAATTTCAAGCGGTAGTGTAACTGCATCCATATCACCTGATTATGGGTTTAGAGTAAATACGTTTTCTACATTTAGTGGAAGCATGATAATATCAGCATCAACTGCATACTATCCACCTGAATCTTTGAATACGGTATTCAATGTAACAAATGATTCTAGTGCGGCTTATCGTTTTAACGGTGATTCTATAAACCAAAATCCAACATTAACGTTGGTTAGAGGTGTAACTTATACATTTAATTTAAATGCATCTGGCCATCCATTTTATATTAAAACAACTCAATCTAGTGGTACTGGAAATACATATGATACCGGTGTAACAAATAATGGAATTGATTCTGGTACATTAACATTTAATGTTCCACCAAATGCACCTGATACACTTTATTATAATTGCCAATTCCATTTATCAATGGGTGGCGTAATTAATATTGTAGATGCCATTTTACAAAGAGCTCCAGAAGTTAAGATTATAGGAGATGTGATTATTAGTGGTAGTTTAAATATAAGCAAACCTGCGATATTCAAAACAACCGTATCGGCATCTATGTTTACTGGAAGTGGTGCTGGATTATATGATATTCCTCGTTCCGCATTTACCGGTGATTCATCCAGAATTGCAAGCGGAAGTATAACTGCGTCTGTGGCACCTGATTATGGATTTAAAGTAGAAGCAGGAAATGTTGGTTCACAATTTACTGGTAGTGTTGATATAAGTGGTAGTCTTAGAGCACGTACTATTATATCTAATGAAATAAGTGGTTCTGATATCAGTGGTTCATTTCAAGGAGATGGTAGTAGATTAACTGGAATAGTAGTACCACCGCCAGTTGCAACCGCAATTGTTTCTGGTTCAGTAACCGCATCAGTTGCGCCTGATAAAGGATTTATTTTAACTTCGGTTGATTTTGGTTCTACTTTAATTGGCAACGTTACGATTAGCGGTTCTTTATTTATAAGTGGCTCTAGAGGTGTTGAATTATCTACCGGTTCATTTAGTGGTAGTGGGGCTAGATTATTTGATATACCTCGTTCGGCATTAACTCCTGATGCATTATTAACAACGGAAATCAAATCCGGTTCAGTAACCGCATCGGTTGCACCTAATAGTGGATTTGTAGTAACTTCGATAAATAGTGGTAGTACTTTTTATGGAGAATTAAGAGTTATTACCGGTTCATCTTTCTCTGGTAGTGGTGCTAAATTATTTGATATCCCAATTTCGGCACTTTCGAATTTAGATACATCAAAAATATTTAGTGGTAGTGCAACTGCATCAATTTCTCCAAATAGAGGATTTGAAGTATTTGCGGCAGTATCAAATTTCTCTGGTTCAATATCAGCATCAGTATTTAGTGGTAGTGGTAAAGGATTGTTTGATATACCACAATCTGCATTATCATCTGAAGTATTTAGAATAACAAGTGGTAGTGTAACCGCATCAGTATCTCCTAATTTTGGATTTGTTGTTAATTCTTTTCAAAGTGGTTCATCATTTAGTGGTAGTATATTAATTGATTCATCTTCATTCATATTTTCTGAAGGTACTTATTTAAGAAATATCCCACGTTCAGCATTAACACAAGATGCATTAATATCTACGGAAATTAAATCTGGTTCAGTTACAGCATCTGTTGCACCTGATTATGGGTTTAGAGTAATTTCAATTGAAAGTGGTTCTCAGTTTAGTGGAAGTTTATTTGTAAGTGGTGGCTACATCAGAGTTGAAACTGGTTCATTCTTTAGTGGAAGTGGCGAGGGATTGAGTAATATTCCAGAATCTGCTTTATCATTTAAAATTAATAGAATTGCAAGTGGTTCTGCAACAGCATCAATTGCACCTGATTATGGGCTTAGAGTAAACACATTCTCTACAATTAGTGGAAGTTTTATAGTTTCATCATCTGCAAGAGTAATACCTGATTATGAAATAGATAAGGTATTTATCGTAACAAATGATGGCAGTGGTTTATATAATATAAGTAATAAATTAGTAAGTGGCTCAAATCCAACTTTAACTTTAGTAAGAAATGTAAATTATACATTTAACGTAAATGCATCCGGCCATCCATTTTGGATTAAGACGGTAAATAGTACTGGTACTTCAAACGCATATACTACTTGGGTAGATAATAATGGTGAAGATGTTGGTAATGTAACATTTTTAGTTTCTGGTAGTGCACCAGATACCTTATATTATAATTGTCAATTACACTCATCTATGGCGGGTACAATCAATGTAGTAGATGCATTATACATACCTGCTGAAATAAAATTAATTGGTAATACAAAAGTTGAAGGAAATTTAACAGCATCAATGTTTAGTGGTAGTGGTAGAGGGTTATTTGATATACCGTTTGCAAACATAACAGGAGATGCATTTAGAATCGCAAGTGGTAGTGTAACCGCTTCGGTAGCACCTGATTTTGGTTTTAGAGTAGCATCATTTGAAAGTGGTTCTGATTTTAGTGGAAGCATTAGAATTGATTCCGCATCTTTCATTTATTCGGAAGGTACTTATTTAAGAAATATTCCAAGAGCAGCACTAACGGAAGATGCATTAGTATCATCGGAAATTAAATCGGGTTCAGTAACCGCATCGGTAAGTCCTGTTTATGGATTTAGAGTAATAACTCCATTCACATCTTCATTTGATGAGTTTAGTAATATATTCACTGCTTCAATCGCTTCTCAATTTACTGGCTCGGTTGATATAAGTGGTAGTTTATTTATAAGTGATATAAGTGGTGGTTTATTTATAAATTCATCTTCATTCATTTACGCAGAAGGTACTTATTTAAGAAATATTCCAAAATCGGCATTAACTCAAGACGCATTAATATCAACTGAAATTAAATCCGGTTCGGTAACCGCTTCGGTATCACCTGATTATGGGTTCAATGTAATTACACCATTCACTGGCTCAGAAGTTGGTTCTAGATTCACTGGTTCGGTTGAAGTTAGCGGTAGTATTAGAGCAACCGAATACATTTATGGTGATGGTAGATTTATTACCAACGTACAAGCAGCAGCGGCACCTTTAATAGCTAGTGGTTCTGCAACTGCATCTGTAACAAGTGGTGAAATATTCCAAGTAGTAACTACAAAACTTGGTGAACAAATTGGGTCCGAATTTACCGGTTCAATAGAAGTTAGTGGCTCAGTTGTTGTAAAAGATTATATATTTGGTGATGGTAGATATATTACAAATGTATTTGCACAAGCAGCCCCATTTATAGCAAGTGGTTCGGCAACTGCATCGGTATCAAGTGGACGTAGATTTATAGTAAAAACGAATGAAACCGGCTCATTAATAGGTTCTGAATTTACCGGTTCAATCGAAGTTAGTGGTTCAATTAAAGCAAGTACATTCTTATTTGGAGATGGTAGATTTATTACAAATGTACAAGCATCAGCAGCTCCGTTAATCGCAAGTGGTTCAGCAACTGCATCTGTAACAAGTGGTGAAATATTCCAAGTAATAACTGCAGTATCTTCTGGTTCATATCAATCTCAATTCACATCATCGGTAGCTATTAGTGGTTCAATAACCGCATCTCTTTATTATGGAGATGGCGGTGGATTATTTAACATCCCCCCGGATGCGATTGAAAACTTAGAATTAGAAAAAATCAATTCCGGTTCTGGTACTGCTATAATTGACCCTACTAAATTAAGTGTAAACGTACCAATAACAGCGGCACTTTATATAGGTGATGGTGGGGGATTATTTAACATCCCTGCTAATGCATTACAAGACCTTAAATTGGATAGAATTATATCAGGTTCAGTTCAAGCGGTAATATCTCCAAACAAAGGATTCGAAATTGGAACTAGAACGTTTGTTTCTGGTAATTTAAGTGTTAGTGGTGGATTATTTGTAACCGGTGGAAATGTATTATTATCATCCGGTTCAACTTATTATGGTGATGGTAGTGGTTTGACAAACATTAATATAGCTAACTTATCATTTGAAACATTCTTATTAAAGAGTGGTTCTGCAACTGCATCTATTTCACCTAATAATGGATTTGTAGTTAATACATCTTCATTTGTTTGGGGAGATTCGTATGTTGATAGAAATTTAAGAGCAAATAGTATAACTGGTAGTAGTTATATTTTCTCTCCATTAATTAGTGGTTCATTTTTAGGAACTTATAACTTCCAAGGACTAGGACCTACTGCATCTGTAGAATATGATATTTTAAGATATGATGAAAATAGAGGATATTTTATCCCTCAACCTGAAACGTCATTAACTGAAACCGTTTCATTTAATAATGCAAGTGAAATAACTATTGTACACAATTTGGAAATACTTTATCCAATGGTGCAAGTTTACGCTACTGGTTCGGAAGCACAAATTATACCATCCACCGTTGAATCGATTGATGAAAATACTATAAAGATTACATTTAGTGGATTGACAAGTGGGCATGCTGTAATTGGTAGCGGTGGTTCGTTGGTAAATGGTACGATACCTGGTGATAGAGTAATTGGTAATGTGTTATCGGCTTCATATGCAGTTAGAGCGGGTGTAGCTGAAAGTATTGTTGGATTTAATTCCGCATCGTTAGCAGCTTTGGGTGATTTAGAAAATTTTGTAAGAAATTCTCAAACAGCTTCGATGTCTGTATTTAGGGCGGTAAGTTCTTCTTACGCATTAACGGCATCATACGCATTAAATGCAGGACAAGGTGGTGGTACTGAATTATTTATATACCAAACCAGTTCATTGGTAAAAGCACAAGTAGGAAAAATTCATTTTACTGGCTCTGGTGTTAATGTGATATCGTCTGGTTCGGATGGGGTATTGGTAACCATATTAGGAGGTGGTGGTGGTGCTGGTGCTGGTGATTTACTTAGTTCGCAAACTTCTTCAATGAGTGTGTTATTTGCACAAACTGCATCGTTAGCATTCACTGCATCATACGCTCTATACGCTTTAAATGCGGAAGGGGTAAATACAGCATCATTTTTACAAGTAAATAAAGATAGTAATATAAACGCTAATTTAACTATTAGTGGTAGTTTAGGAGTTAGTGGTAGTGTATTAATAGGAACATTAGTTTCTGGTTCATCGGAGAATGTGGTAGTTTGGAATAGTTCAACGAAGAAATTAGAAACAAGAAATATAGCAGGCGTACAAGGTTCATCTGGATTAGATGGCTCGGCCGGTACATCTGGAACCGAAGGTTCTGCGGGTACTTCTGGAACATCTGGAACATCTGGAACCGAAGGTTCGGCTGGTACTTCTGGTACATCTGGAACAAGTGGAAGTGAAGGTTCTTCTGGAACTTCTGGAACGGAAGGTTCGGCAGGTACATCAGGAACTTCGGGAACTTCTGGTACATCGGGAACATCTGGTACAACCGGTTCTGAAGGAACATCAGGAACATCAGGTACAAGTGGCACAACGGGTAGTGATGGTACATCAGGAACTTCTGGAACTTCTGGAACTGAAGCTTCGGCTGGAACTTCGGGAACTTCTGGTACTTCTGGAACAAGTGGAAGTGAAGGTTCTTCTGGAACTTCGGGCACTAGTGGTACAAGTGGGTCATCTGGAACGTCAGGAACAAGTGGTACATCGGGAACTTCTGGAACTTCTGGTACTGCTGGAACTTCGGGAACTTCTGGTAGCACTGGTTCATCCGGGTCATCAGGAACTTCTGGTACATCCGGTACATCCGGAACTTCTGGTAGTGAAGGTTCTAGTGGAACATCAGGAACATCAGGAACATCAGGAACATCAGGAACATCTGGTACGGGTGGAAGTTCTGGTACAAGTGGTACTAGTGGTTCAACTGGTACTGCAGGTAGTGCCGGAACTTCGGGAACATCAGGAACATCTGGTACATCGGGAACATCTGGAACAAGTGGTGGAGCCGGTACGGATGGTACATCGGGAACTTCTGGTACTTCTGGTACTTCCGGTGAAAATGGAAGTAGTGGTACTTCAGGAACTTCGGGAACTGCTGGAACTTCCGGTAGTGATGGTATATCGGGTTCATCGGGTACTTCGGGTACTTCTGGAACATCTGGTTCAGCCGGTTCATCTGGAACGTCAGGAACAACTGGTTCTGCCGGTTCTAGTGGAACTTCTGGTAGTAGTGGTACATCGGGAACTTCTGGTAGTGAAGGTTCATCAGGAACATCTGGAACATCTGGAACGTCAGGAACTTCTGGTACAACCGGTAGTGATGGTACATCAGGAACTTCTGGTACATCCGGTTCGGCAGGAAGTTCTGGAACATCAGGAACTTCTGGTACAACGGGTAGTGATGGTACATCAGGAACTTCAGGAACAACTGGTTCGGATGGAACGAGTGGAACATCTGGAACATCAGGAAGTGATGGCACTTCCGGAACATCGGGAACTTCTGGTACAACTGGCTCTGCTGGTACAAGTGGAACATCAGGAACTTCTGGTAGTGATGGAACATCGGGAACTTCTGGTAGTGATGGAACATCAGGAACTTCTGGAACTTCTGGAGTTGGTACTGATGGAACGAGTGGAACTTCTGGAACTTCTGGAATAGATGGCTCATCTGGAACATCTGGTAGTGATGGAACATCAGGAACTTCTGGTACAAGTGGAACTTCAGGAACAAATGGGTCTGAGGGAACTTCGGGTACTTCTGGTATAAATGGTACTTCGGGTACTTCTGGAACAAATGGTACATCTGGTACTTCTGGAACTGATGGGACAAGCGGAACATCGGGTACTAATGGCTCGGAAGGAACTTCTGGTACGAGTGGTATAGATGGCTCATCAGGAACTTCAGGAACAAATGGTAGTAGTGGAACTTCTGGTAGTGATGGAACTTCTGGTACTTCTGGTACGAGTGGAAGCGGCGGAACATCGGGAACATCGGGAACTTCTGGTATAGACGGAACATATTTTGGTAGTAGTGGAACTAGTGGAATAAGTGGCACGGATGGCACGAGTGGTACATCTGGAATTGATGGTACATCGGGTACAAGTGGTACATCGGGAATAGATGGTACATTCTTTGGTAGTAGTGGTACATCAGGAATAAATGGAACTGATGGAACTTCAGGAACATCTGGTAGTGATGGTACATCTGGTACATCTGGAACATCAGGAACTTCTGGAACATCTGGAGTTGATGGTACAATGTTTGGAAGTAGTGGTACAAGTGGTACATCTGGTGAAAGCGGCACAAGTGGAACTTCTGGAGTTGGTACTGATGGAACGAGTGGTACATCCGGAACTTCAGGTGCAGATGGAACGTTTTTTGGAACAAGTGGGACAAGTGGTGCGGATGGAAGTAGTGGTACGAGTGGTGCCGGTTCATCTGGAACTTCTGGAACTTCTGGTACCTCTGGAACATCTGGAGTTGATGGAACATTCTTTGGCAGTAGTGGTACTAGTGGTGAAAGTGGAACTAATGGAACTTCTGGAACATCTGGAATAGAAGGTACATCTGGTACTAGTGGAACTTCTGGGTTAGACGGAACATTCTTTGGTAGTAGTGGAACGAGTGGTTTAATTGGAACGGACGGAACATCCGGAACATCGGGGGCCAGTGGTTCATCTGGAACATCTGGCACATCAGGAACTTCAGGATTTGACGGAACATTCTTTGGTAGTAGCGGAACATCAGGAACTTCTGGTACTTCTGGTACATCGGGAGTTAGTGGCTCATCTGGTACATCGGGTACTTCTGGAACATCTGGTGTTAATGGTACAATGTTTGGTAGTAGTGGAACTTCTGGTACATCCGGTACATCGGGAACTTCTGGTGAAAATGGTAGCAGTGGCACATCCGGTACATCTGGAACATCTGGTGTTAATGGTACAATGTTTGGAAGTAGTGGTACGAGTGGAGAGAGTGGTACATCGGGAACATCTGGAGAAAATGGAACAAATGGAGTTAATGGTACATCAGGAACTTCTGGAACTTCTGGAACATCTGGTGTTAATGGTACAATGTTTGGAAGTAGTGGTACATCGGGTTCAAATGGTGCTACGGGTACAGCTGGCGCAGATGGTTCTTCGGGAACTTCTGGAACAAACGCTCCGGGATTTTCATCCGGAACTTCGGGAACTTCTGGGGTAAGTGGTAGTAGTGGTAGTAATGGTGCAGCTGGTACATCTGGAACAAACGCACCAGGATTTTCATCTGGCACAAGCGGTACAAGTGGTGCAAGTGGTTCGGCAGGAACTTCCGGAACAAACGCTCCGGGATTTTCATCTGGTACATCAGGAACTTCTGGAATTAACGGAACCGGTGGAAGCGGAGGAACGAGTGGTACATCTGTTCCTGGTGTAACATCGGGAACATCGGGTACTAACGGATTCCCAGTTACGGGAACAACTAATAATGGAGTACTTACTTATATAGATAGTCCAGTTGGTTCTCAAGTAGAATCTAATTTAACGTTTGATGGTACTAATTTATCTGTAACGGGAAATATAGTATCTTCTACCTATATAAGTTCTACAACATTTAGAGAAACATATTCAGACCAAGGAACTGGAGGAAGCATAACATTTGACCTATCAACTGCAAATAACTTTAGAAGACAATTTAATGGTACATCTACGATTGCATTTTCAAATCCACCAGTATCAAACGCATTTGGGTTTACTTTAGTGGTTGTAAATGCGGGCTCATATTCTATAACATGGCCAGCTGAAATTGATTGGGTAGGCGGAATTGCTCCTATATTAACATCATCCGGTGTAGATGTTTTAGTATTCTATACTTATAATGGTGGTGGTTCGTATTACGGATTTGTAACCGGTAAAAATTTAAGTTAATAAAGTTATGAGTATATTTAGAAGATTGATATCATCAGATTCATCGCAAGTTTTTCCCTTTGTATTTAAAGTTACAACAACAACTGCAAGTACTGTATTTACGTGTCCTTTGATTGATTATGGTGGATTGACACCATCGTTATATATAGATTGGGGTGATGGTAGTAGTTCTCCATTAATAACTGTATCGAATTCCGTAAATAGAATCCACACTTATACTAGTCCCGGAACATATAACGTAACTATAACTGGATTTATGCCAGGTTTTGCAGTAAATAATAATTCGGCAATTAGAACTCTTATAACTGAATTAGTTCAATGGGGAATTGTTGGATTAAGAAGTGTAAATTTTTATGGTTGTTCAAACTTAACAGCGATACCTGGAAGTGCATCATTGAGTGCAGTAGGTGGTTATACTGGTTTAGATGAGATAGTTACTTTTTCTAATTTTATGAATGGTACTAGAATAACATCAATACCTTCGGATATATTTGATTATTCACCAAAAGCAACAACATTTAGTAGTACATTTGCATCAATACCAACAATAACATCAATACCAACTGGATTATTTGATAATGTTCCTTTGGCAACATCATTTGCATCTTGTTTCTTTGCATGCCAAGCTCTAACAACAGTACCATTAACATTATTTGACCAAAATGTAAATGTGACGAGTTTTTCTGGAACATTTAGAAATTCTAGAGCAATAGTTGATGTTTTACAATTTACATATAATACAGCAGTAACAACTTTTAGTAATTTATATAACATGAGTTCCACAACAAATGCTTTAACAGGTACCGCTCCTGAATTGTGGAATAGAGTACCTGCACCAGCTGGAACTGATGCATTTAATAATTGTACTGGATTAACAAATTTCGCATCAATACCTATAAACTTTAAATAATATGTACTTACGAATTATAAACGATACGATTAATTATCCATATACTATTAACGAATTAAGAGGAGCATATCCAAATGTAAGTCTTCCTGCAACTATTACTGATGAATCTTTAATTGAGTGGGATATGTATGTAGTTCAACCAACCCCAATACCAGTTGACTATACAAAAAATATTACGGAAGGAACTCCTACTTTAATTGATGGGTTTTATTATAAAAGTTGGGTAGAAACGGACGCTACATCAGAAGAAATTTCATATCGAATAGAAAATCAATGGGAAACAATACGAATTCAAAGAAATGAATTATTGACAGAATGTGATTGGACACAATTATCTGATATCCCATCCGAAACAAAAGAGGCTTGGACACTATATAGACAAGCATTACGAAATATTACAACACAATCCAATCCTTTTTCTATTAACTGGCCTGTGAAACCTTAAAAGGAAATTATTTTATATTTATACCTATAACAAAAAGTATATAGATATAGATGATTATACATAGTCCAATATTTTCGGGTTCAATTACACAAGCTTCATCTGCTTACGCAAATTTAAGTGGTTCATTTACGGGTTCTTTAACCGGTTCATTTAAGGGTACAATTGATGTGCAACAAGCATCATTTGCTAACTTAGATGTAACTAATAGATTATCGGTTAGTGGTTCAATTAATATGACTGGTTCAATGAATTTGACTGCGGGTGGGTATTTAGTGGACGGTGTAAACGTATTAGATTCAGCAATAGCTTTTGCAATAGCATTAGGATAAAAATAAATAAAAATGGCAAATACATTTAAAAATAGTATAACAGGTTCAATCGGGACAAACGGTGTTAAAGTATATGAATCTCCAGCTGCAACTTCTGCAACAATAATCGGTGTGAATGTGGCAAATGCAGCATCACAAAATATTTCAGTAAGTGTAATGATGCGAGATACTTCTGGAAATAAATGTGTATATTTGGTAAAGGATGCTTTGATAGTACAAGGTGGTTCAAATATAATGGTAGGTGGTGAACAAAAGATTGTATTAGAAGCAACGGATTTTCTTTCGGTAACATCTTCGTTAGCAAATTCAGCAGATGTAATTGTTTCGGTATTAGAATTGACATAATAAAAAGATATATTAAATGGAGTTTAACGGAAAAAGTCCTAATGGGTTAAATCAGACTAGTGTAAATAGTGTATCACTTTTTGTGAGTGGAGCATCTATATTAAATGCATCATCGGAATCTGTAAATGTTGTAGGAAACTTTAGTGCTTCCGGAATACAAACAAATTTAATTGGAGTAACTAGTGGGTCTTCATTACAAATAAACGCAAATACACAAGTTAGTGGTTCTATTACCGCATCTTTATTTAGAGGAGATGGTAGTGGGTTATTTAATATTAGTGCGGCATCAATTGGCGATATAGATAGATTAAAATCAGGTTCAGTAGTAGCACAAATTTCACCAAATCAAGGATTAAGAGTTAATACTGGCGTTACTGTAAATGATTTTTTAATAGTAACTGGAAGTGGTATTTTCAAAGGAGATATTAGTGTAGCTGGTAAAATAACATCTACTGAAATACATACAACATACATTTCATCATCTGTAATATATTCATCTGGTTCAAATAAATTTGGCGATTCTCAACTCGATAAACAAGAATTTACTGGTAGTGTAGCAATTTCAGGTTCTATGTTTGTTACCGGCCTCCAAGCTGATAATGTAACAAACGAAGTATTGGTTATTAATACCGCAACGGGAAAGATAGGAACTAAATTTGCAGCAGCAACTTCTGGTACGTCTGGTACATCAGGAACTTCTGGTACAACTGGTAGTGAAGGTACTTCTGGTACTTCTGGTACATCAGGAACTTCCGGTAGTAGTGGTTCATCAGGAACTTCGGGAACTTCAGGAACAAGCGGAACTTCTGGTAGTACGGGTTCTGCCGGTACTTCTGGAACGTCTGGCACATCAGGTACATCCGGAACGTCTGGTACATCGGGAACATCTGGAATCGATGGCACATCGGGTACTTCTGGCACAAGCGGAACATCCGGAACATCCGGAACTTCAGGTAGTACAGGTTCTGCAGGTACAACGGGCTCGGCTGGTACATCTGGAACTTCTGGAACATCAGGAACTTCTGGAACAAGTGGAGAAGATGGTTCATCAGGAACATCTGGTTCAGCTGGGACAAGTGGTACTAGTGGAACTTCGGGAAGTGGTGGTACAACTGGTACTGCCGGCTCAACCGGGTCTTCTGGTATAAGTGGAACAGCCGGTACAACTGGTTCGGCAGGTACATCTGGAACTTCTGGAACTTCTGGAACAAGTGGTACTGCTGGTAGTGGTGGTATAACTGGAGCCGGTGGATTGGGTGGTACGAATGGTAGTGGTGGAACAAGTGGAACGAGTGGAGCGGATGGTAGTAGTGGAAGTAGTGGTTCTAGTGGTACATCAGGAACTTCGGGAGTAACCGGTGCAGGTGGAACCGGTGGTTCAGCTGGTACATCAGGAACTTCGGGTACATCAGGAACTTCGGGTTCAGCTGGTACATCAGGTTCAGCTGGTACATCTGGTGCAAGTGGAATACAAGGTTCATCTGGTTCGGCAGGTACTTCAGGTACTTCAGGTACTTCTGGAACTTCTGGAACTTCTGGAACAAGTGGTTCGGATGGAATACAAGGTTCATCTGGCTCGGCCGGTACTTCAGGAACATCTGGAGTAAGTGGTACCGGTGGAAGTAGTGGTACTTCAGGAACATCTGGAGTAAGTGGTTCAGCTGGAAGTAGTGGTTCATCTGGAACATCCGGAGAAAGTGGTTCATCTGGAACATCCGGAGTAAGTGGTTCGGCAGGAAGTAGCGGAACTTCTGGTACATCAGGAACTTCAGGAACTTCAGGAACATCTGGTACATCAGGAAGTAGCGGAACATCTGGAGAAAGTGGTTCGGCGGGAAGTAGTGGAACTTCTGGTACATCAGGTTCAGCTGGAACAAGTGGGTCTTCTGGTACATCAGGAACTTCTGGTACATCAGGAACAAGCGGAACATCAGGAACTTCTGGTTCATCAGGAGCTTCCGGTTCATCGGGAACTTCTGGTACAAGTGGTTCGGCAGGAACTTCCGGTACAAGTGGAACTTCTGGAACTTCTGGTACAAGTGGTTCATCTGGAACATCTGGAACACGCGGTACATCAGGTACTTCTGGTTTATTAGCATTAACTGGTACAACTGATAATGGTGTAATTACATTAAACGGAACTGCACCAAACGGAACTGTTGAAGCAAATTTAAAATTCGATGGTAGTACATTGACGGTAACTGGAGATGCTACAATTAGTGGTAACTTAACTGTTAGTGGTACTACAACATATATTAATACAACAACTTTAAATGTAGGTGATAATATCATTACACTTAACGCAGATATTGGAGCATCAACTACACCAACTGAAAATGCTGGTATAGAAGTTAAGAGAGGTAATGCAGCAACAAAACAATTTATTTGGGATGAGGGAAATGATAGATGGTCATTTGATGATAACGTAAACGTAAGTGGTAACGTAGTTCTTAGTGGTACAATAGATACTGGATTAGGTGCAACTGAAGTTTATTTAATGAACCAAAATATCAGAACAACGGATGCAGTAACTTTTGCTACGGTTAATACCGGACAAGGTGCTAACGAATTATATGCAATGGACCAAAACGTAAGAACTACGGATGGTGTAACATTTGCAACCGTAAATACCGGACAAGGTGCTAACGAACTATATGCGATGGACCAAAATGTTCGTACAACTGATACTGTAAGATTTGGTAAAGTAGAAATTGATGGTGCATCGAATTATATAGATACAAATGGAGGATATTTTAGTATAACATCTGCGGGTAATGAAATAACGCTTGGGGGCACTGCAAGTTCTATGTATATTAATTATCGCGCGGCTTTAGGTGGAACTCCAACTTCATATATTTGGAACGCGGGTACTCCATCTACATTTGCCAATCATACGATGGGTAGAATAGATGCGGATTCTCTATACGATAGAAATGATACGACTTTTTATATAAATCCAGCTGGAACTTCAAAGGCAAGTACAATAAATGTAGATAATCTTAATACTGGTAACTACGTTAATATTGGTTATACAAATAATAATGAATCAATATCAACTACATCATTTAGAGGTATAGATTTTCATACAACTAGTGATTTTAACTATTATATTGGTAAGCCGGCAGGTGCTTGGACACAACCATTACATATACATTTTTATACTGGTATAAGACTTCGTTCTCATCATTCATACGGTGGTACTCAATTTTATAATATAGCAAATAGTGTTGCTGTTGCAAGTTTCAACGATGGTGATAACCACTTTAGAACTTTCTACAATAGTTATTTGGGTAATAGTAGTGGTGATTTAACTTGGGTTAATGATACTCTATATGTCGGTGCAAGTGATAGTGGAGATGCTGAATTCCGTTTTGGTGAAGATAGTAGTGGTTGGTATGGTGATAGATGGTATTGGGATAGTGCGTATAATGTATATCGATATAGTAGATATGCCGGCACCGATTCTTTAATTCACTATCATGATACAAGAGATGCTGCGAGAATTACTTATGGAAGAAATATTGTATTTGATGATTTTGGAAAAGGTATAGTTGGAAATTATGATTCCGTTAGATTGCAAGCCGTATTTGCTATGGGTGACTCTTATAAAATGGCGGTAAATGGATTGGCAACTAATAATATGTATGGCATCGCATGGTCTCATCCAAATGCAGGTGGTTTGGGTGGTGCGAATAATTTGAATGACCATGGTTTGTTAATAATAAACAATGGTTCTTTTAGAGCATCGATTTCATCTCGTATAGTAGCATCGGAAGAAGTTAGAGGAACACTATTCAGAGATTATACTGATACTGGATATTTTTTAGATCCTGGTACAAGTGCAACTTCATTAAGAATAGCAGGTGGTATAAAACAAAATAACTTAGTAGGTAGACCTTACGCAGTTTGGGGAGCCAGCAGTAGTACAACTGGAGCAGTTGTTATTAAATTTCCTGGTAATACTAGTAACTATGGAATGATACATGCGGTTATTGACATTTATGAATATAACGGAAATAATGCATGTACTGTAATAGTTGGTGGACATAACTGGAATGGTGCTTGGTATAATTTCGGAGCAACTCTTGTAGGATATACCGATAAACCAATTAGAGTTGGTGTTAAAGATGGTAAATATTGTATCGTAATTGGTAACGGTTCATCTGGTTGGTCTTATGGACAGGTTGTTCTTCGTAAAATACAAAATGGTTCATATTATAGTGGAGTAATGGATGTTGCGGAAGGATATACTGCAGCAATAGAATCAGATTCCTACTCATATATATCTAGCAATTTAAGTGGATTTAGAAGTACAACAATTCAGGCTACTTCGGCAATGTATTCTCCAATCTACTATGATAGTGATGATACTACATTTAGAATAGATGGTGATAATACGTCTGTTCTTAGAAGATTACAAGTACGTCCATCGGGAGGTAGTCCAGGTGACTCTATACAAATATATTCATCTGGAGTACATCAATATCCACAAATTTATTCTGATGGAGCTCTTGAAGCAATGTGGAATTATAGAAATACATATGCACAATGGTATGTTGGTTTAAGAACAACATCTCAATTAGTTGGTATTACTGGTTTCCATTTTTATAATACAACATATGGACAAACCGTTGGTGGGTGGAGTATCGATGGAATTGGATATGCAATATCTTCATTTAGAGCACCTATATTCTATGACCAAGATAATACTGGTTATTATTTTGATGGAAATGGTACTACTGTAATGAACGTATCATACAATTATGGTAGACATTATTATGATAACTATTTAGTAAGCCGTAACGAAGGTGGTATGATGGGTAGTTATAATTCAACCGGAACTGCTTCTAAAGTAATTTGGACAATCGGTGAGTCTTGGCCAATTGGTAATATGTACGGATTAGGATATGAATATGCTAGTAGTACATTCTTACCTGGTGACCCGCATGTTATTGCATTAAGAAACAATGGTAGTACCTATACTAGATTACAAATGAATGGTGGTATTTACACCACTGGAGCTATATATTCAACCGCGGCATTATATTCACCAATATACTACGATTCGGATAATACTGGATATTATGTGAATGCAGCTGGTACAACAAACCTTGTTTATTTAGTTGTTGCAAACGGAAACTCTATTCAACATAACGCATATAATAACAATGGTTCATTTATGATGAATAACGCATCTACCTATTGGGGTATGATTAGTAACGTATCTGCAAATGACTGGAGATTGGGTTATGGTGGTGGTAACTCTATTGTTGGTTGGAACTTAAGATGGGATAATGGTAGTACTGCTTGGGCACAAAGTTTCCAAGCTAATATAATGTATGATGCCCAAAATACTGCATATTATATAGACCCTAATGGTACATCTTATTTAAGAGGTAGATTAGAAGTAGCTGGTGGCCACTACGATTCATCTCTTAGAATTATTGCTAGAGGAAATGAAATGGGTACTGGTGTACCATCTTATTTACAAATGTGGGTATCTGAACCTGGTGTGACTTGGAATGATGGTGGTTTTGGATTTAACGTACATAATAATGGTAGTGGTCCTGGTGGATTTGATAGAATAAATACGGGGCAGGGACAAGCATATATGAGGTTTACTTCAGCTGGTGATTGGTATTTCTATAACACGAATACATCCGGTACTAGAGTTACTAATATGGAAATGTACCCAAATAATACGGTATATTTTAATAACTATGCAACTGGTGGTAACTCATTAAGAGCACCAATATTTTATGATTCAAACAATACTGGATATTATGTAGACCCAGCTGGTACTGCTAGATTAAGTTATGTATTATCAAACGGTGGTATTAGAGTTGATTCAAACGAACACATTTATTTGGATTATAACTACGGACAAACTATTTTTGGAGTTTATACATCAACTAGATATCAGGGTATATTCTCAATGGGTACTTCTTGGAGACTTCCTGTTGATGGTACATCTCCTGGTAACTTATATGGATTATCTTGGTCACATCCTAATGCCGGCGGACAAGCTGGTTATTTGACTGACCACGGATTGTTAGTAATGGTTAATGGTTTAACATACGCAGCACTTACAAGCACAGTTTGGGCAAGAAGTGATATGAGGTCACCTATTTACTATGACCACGATACTGGATACTATTTCAATGGTAATGGTGATAGTAACTGGCAAGGTTTGACCGATTATGGTAAAATGAGAATTGGATTGACCGGTAAAGGTAACTACCGTAGAAATGATTATACTGGAGATACTAATTATTGGATAGGTTCTATGGGATGGGGAACTACTGATATGAACTCAGTAGCGGGATGGGGTTCAGGCTTTATTGATTCTTGGTCAAACCCAGGTAATCAGCCGAGTGGTACATCGCATTGGGTTGGTACACAAGCTTTCCATTATGCGGCTGGTGGAAATAATAACACTGGTTGGCAGTTGGTTGGTGGACCGATAAGTAACTTAAGATTTAGAAGTGCTTGGAGTGGTTGGAGCGGTTGGTGTACTGTTGCAATGCATGACCGTAATGATGGTAGTGGTGGACCTTTATATGCAGGGTATTATGCCGATAGTAACGATACTGGATATTATTTAGACCCTAACTCAACATCGGATTCTGCTTTAAGAATTAGAGGCGGTACTCTACATGGACCTAACCCAACTTGGGGAGCATATCTTTATGTTGGTTCTAATGGTAGACCTAACTCATACGCATCTGTTGTGACAACTAATGGTAACTTACACTTAGATTGCCAAAACGGATATGAAACTTATATCAACCACTATTCTGGAAATAGAACGTATCTTTATGAGATAAGAACAAACTTTATTTACGATAGAGATGATACTTCATACTATTTAGACCCTAATGGTACTTCACAATTAAGTAGATTTGCACAAAGAACACATGCCGCGATAAATAGGGGTTATCATTGGAATACCCCTAGATTTGATTATACTGGTGATACTAACTATTGGACAGGTACTTTCGGTTGGGGAACATCTGCTGGAAACTGGGATAATGCTTGGAAAGCTGGTTTTTCTGGATGGGATATTTGGGGTGGTGGAACTGGTCACCCTCAAGGTGGTGGTTACATTCACGCTCAAGGTATTGTATCCGGTCAACACTATGCAACATCGGATGGTGGTGCGGCGTATGGTTGGATGATGGTAGGTGCCGGTGATGCAACCGCAAATAGATATTGGGCAAGAGGTAAATGGGGTGGTGGTACATCTGGATGGTTAGAATTCGTAATGAGTGGTTCTAATCCTGGATATACATTGTACGCATATATAATGTATGATGCAAATAATACTGGATATTATAGTGACCCTAATGGTGATTCTCGTTTAAGCGCAATATACATAGACCAGGGTTATAACTACGGATGGTGGAGAAACTATGGTTGTACTGGATTGTATAACCAATCATATGGTAGAGGTATATGGGCAGCTGAATGTGGTGGAAATTCTTATGGTAACTATACAACTTACGATGGTGGTAGAAATGGCTGGCAAGGTTGGGGTATTGGTTCTAGACACTGTTTAATGAGTACCGGTGGTGATAACATTGGTATACATGATAATAGTAGAAGTTGGTTGTATTATTGGGGTGGTGATTATCATAGATTCCAATATGGATATTTCCAAGCGGATGGCTCTATAAGAAGTCCGTTATTCTATGATAATAACAATACGGGATATTATATGGATGGTGATGGTAGTTCTCGTATGTTTAGAATTAATGCAAACCAATTATACGCATACGAATGGGTATTCTGTCAGGGAAATATCATCGCTTACTATTCTGATGAAAGATTAAAAACAAAAGTTGGCAAGATTGAAAACCCAATAGAAAAGATTTCTCAATTAAATGGTTTCTATTATGTGAACAATGATTTGGCAAAATCAGTAGGATACACCGATGAAAAAGTACAATTGGGTCTTTCAGCACAAGAAGTTCAAAGAATACTTCCTGAAATTGTAACATTAGCGCCATTTGATACTGAATTTGATTCGGAAGGTAACGTGATAGGTTCTAAGAGTGGTGAAAACTATTTAACAATCGATTATGATAAATTAGTTCCACTTTTAGTAGAAGCTATTAAAGAACAACAGGTTATAATTGACAAACAAAAGAACGATATTTCTGAAATTAAAGAAATGTTGAAAATCTTAACTAACAATAGATAATAATTATTTTTTAAAAATAATATATTTATACAATATAAAACACAATATTATGGGATTAACATACGAATGGAAACTAACAGGCCTTAAAAAGCAAAACGCTGACAATATCAGCGATGCGGTTGTTGGTACACAATGGAAACTAACCGGTACGGATGAAGATGGTAATTTTGGAACATTTAGTGGAGCAACTCCATTTAAAATTTCGGAAATTAACACAGGTAGTTTTACCGAATATAGTTCTTTGACAGAAGAGCAAGTACTTAGTTGGGTAAAAAATCACGTAAGTGGTGGTGCTGCAAGTAATTATATGGAGCATATCAATGGACAAATTCAAAAAGAAATAGCTAGTAAAAAATGGACTAAGCTTGAAGTTAATGAAGCAGACTTGCCTTGGTCACCTATATCTGGTAGTACAGTAGCTCCTACTGTTAATGAACCAGCTCCGGTTGATTAATTTAATCGAAACTAAATTTTAAATATCCAAAGTGCAGATTTAATAATAAATTTGTGTTTTGGATATTTTCTTTATATTTATATGAGTATTAATGTAGGTAATAATTAATACACACTTAAAAATACAAATAGCACAAATAAAATGGCAGAAAGAATCGTATCACCCGGTGTATTCACAAGAGAAAATGACCTTTCCTTCTTATCGCAAGGGGTAGGTGAAATTGGAGCAGCGTTTATAGGACCTTTTAAACAAGGACCGGCGTTTATCCCAACAATTGTTAGAACACAATCAGAATTCGAAGAAATTTTCGGAACACCTGATGGAACTTATTATACTGAATATGCAGTACAAAATTATTTAAGAGAAGCTGGTAGTGCAACTATCGTAAGAGTAGGCGGAATTGGTGGTTACCAACAAGTAGCACCTTTAGCGATATTCGCATCGGGTTCATCCCTACAATCAGTAGGTACTAAATTAATTGGTTTATTGCATTCAACTAAAGCAGGTGATGAAGGAGTTGGTTTTACCGGAGCAACTGTTGTTAGCAATGATGCAACCGATGGTTCATTTGTAATCAACACATTAACTGCGGGAGTAAACGTATCAGCATCAATCCTACCATCAGCAACAAACGATTTATCCGATGTATTTGGTGAATCTCCATTTGGAGCAAAAACAGCATACGCATATTCATATTTTGAAAACGTAGCTGGATATTATACTGGTTCTGCTGGAAACAACATCGTAATAACTAGAGTGGTATTACCAACTCAGAATTTCGCAAACGATGCAACTGAAGCACAAACTCCAACCGTTAAATCTCAATTAATTAGTGGTGAAAGATACGATTTATTTAACTTTGTAACTTTAGGACATGGTACATTATATAATACTAAATTCAAAATCGGTATTTCTAATGTAAAGGCAGCTGGTGAAGATGGTTCAACTGATTATTCTACGTTTACGGTAACAATACGTTCATTTAATGATACTGATAAGAGAAAGACTGTAGTTGAAACATTTAACAATGTAAATTTAGATGCAGCATCTCCTAACTATATAGCTAGAAGAATTGGTGATAGATATAATACAATCGACAATGCTGGTAAAATAACTGAAAATGGCGATTATTCAAACAAATCAAAATATGTAAGAGTAGTTGTATCAACACCGGGTTCATTCCCAATTTCAGCAGCACCATTTGGACATGGAGCATATACAAACCCAATTAAAGCAACTGATAATGCAGAATCACTTTTAATACCTGCAGTAACATACCAAACTAATTCTATTGGCAACTCATCATCATCTCCAATTTATTATAGTGGATTTGATTTTGAAACATCCGCTGTTAAATTGGATAATTTACAATATTTGAAACCAATACCGGCTTCAGCTGAAACTGGTTCAAACGTATCATTTGCATTTGATTCTCAATTAGGATATCAAATGACAGGTTCTGCGGCAAGTGATATGGTTAAAAGACAATTTATATTAGCATTCCAAGAAGGATTTGATGGTATGAATCCAACAATCATAAAAGCTAAAGCAGGTGATACTGATTGGGGTAATTCAAATACACAAGGATTCAATTGTGCAACATCATTAACTTCTGGTTCAATTGCATATACAAAAGCAATCAACGCTGTATCAAACGCAGATGAGTGGGATATCAACTTAGTTGTAACTCCGGGTATCATCCGTTCTAAACACCCTGCTATTACTACAAAAGTAATAGATATGGTTGAAGATAGACAAGATTGTTTCTATATTGCTGATTTTGTAGATTACAATGCAACAATTACTGAAGCAACTGAAGAAGCAAACGCAGTAGATTCTAACTACGTTGGAACTTACTACCCTTGGGTTAAAACTGTTGACACTAACACTAACAAATTAACATCAGTTCCTCCATCAGTATTATTACCGGCAGTATTTGCTAGTAACGATAGATTGGCGGCTGAGTGGTTCGCACCAGCTGGTTTGAATAGAGGTGGTATCACTGGAGCAGTTAGTGTGTTGAATAGATTAACACATTCTGAAAGAGATACTCTATATGAGAACAAAGTAAATCCAATTGCGGCATTCCCAGGACAAGGTATTGTAGCATTCGGACAAAAAACATTGCAAGATAAGGCATCTGCTTTAGATAGAATCAATGTTAGAAGATTACTTATTACTCTTAAGAAGTTTATCGCATCTACATCTCGTTATTTAATATTCGAACAAAATACATCTACAACTCGTCAAAGATTCTTAAACACTGTGAACCCTTACTTAGAGGCAGTTCAACAAAGACAAGGACTTTACGCATTCAGAGTTGTAATGGACGAGAGTAACAACACACCGGACGTAATTGATAGAAACATATTAGCAGGACAAATTTTCTTACAACCAGCTAAGACGGCTGAATTCATAGTAATTGATTTCAACATCTTACCAACTGGAGCAAGTTTTAACGCATAATACGAAAATCAATAAAGTAGATATTTATTAATACAAATAAAAGGAATAAAAAATGGCAGAAATATTAGAGTTTGATAAGATGTTCTATACGAACTTCGAACCCAAAATGAAAAATAGATATGTGATGGAGATAGATACTATCCCTTCATATCTTGTAAAGGCAGCAAATAGACCTACAATTCAATTTGAAACCGTAACTTTAGACCATATCAACGTAAAGAGAAAGTTAAAAGGTAAAGGTGAGTGGCAAGATATCACTATCACACTTTATGACCCAATCGTTCCATCTGGAGCACAAGCGGTAATGGAGTGGATTCGTTTAGGACATGAATCAATCACTGGTAGAGATGGATACGCTGATTTCTATAAGAAAGATATTGATTTTTATCTATTAGGACCAGTTGGTGATAAGATTGAACAATGGAAATTGAAAGGTGCATTTATCTCTCAAGCAAACTTTGGAGATTTATCATTTGATTCAAATGAAGTTGCAACAATCGAATTAACACTATCTTATGATTACGCAATCTTAGAATTCTAATCTAAAAATAATAAAAATAAGGGGATATCAAAAGTATCCCCTTTTTTATGCTTTCTAATTTTTTAATTTCTATGTATTTATATATACAAACAAAATAAACATCGTTATGGCAGAAATGACAAATACATCTAAGGTGCAAATGCAAACAGCACCAAAACAAATTGATTTCCCAACGGAAGTTATTGAATTACCATCTCAAGGATTAGTATATCCTGAAGGACATCCTTTAAGAAAGGGTACTTGTGAGATAAAATATATGACAGCACGAGAAGAAGATATCTTAGCTTCTCAAAACCTTATTAAAAAAGGTATTGTATTAGATAAACTATTTGAATCGGTTGTAGTTGAACCTGGTGTAAATACGAATGATATTTACCTTGGTGATAAGAATGCTATTTTATTAGCAACTCGTATTTTAGGATATGGTGCGGATTACGAAGTGGAATTAACTGACCCATTTACATTAGAAACTCAAAAAGTAACTATTGATTTGGGTAAAGTACAAACGAAAGATATTGATACTGATGTATTGAGTTCTACAAATTCATATAAATTCACATTACCTTCAGATGGTAAAGAAATTGAATTTAAATTACTTACACACGGTGATGAGCAAGAAATAACAAAAGAAACTCAGGCATTAGAAAAGTTAAATAAAAATTCACAATCTTCATTTGATGTGACAACTAGATTGAAATATATGATTAAATCGATTGATGGTAATACTGATAGAGGATTTATAAATAGATGGGTTGTTAATGGGTTTTTAGCAAAAGATACTAAAGCGTTTAGAAAGTATGTTAAGGAAATTAGTCCTGATATGGATTTGACATTCCAATTTACATCACAAATAACTGGTGAATCGGAGGCGCTGGATATACCCTTCGGGATTAACTTTTTTTACCCTTCCAACTGATTATAAATCTCAACTTCATTCTCAAATTTGGGAAATGGTTCAATTTGGTAATGGATTCAATTGGTATGAGGTTTACCATATGCCTGTATATCTAAGAAGGTTTTATTTCAATAAATTAATAGAATTAAAGAAAAAAGAAGCCGAAGAGATGAAAAAAGCTCAAAGTAAATCTAAAGTGAGGATGCGTTAATCCTCACTTTTTTATTATACAATATTTATACAATATAAATGGATAAACTATGTCAAAAGAAAAACAACCAATAAAAGAAGGTCTATTCAGTTCGGCAAAAAAATTTACTGATGCATTTTTTGATGGATTGAAACAAAATGCAGTAAATAAAGCATTAGACCAAGCAAAACAAAATAAATTCCCACCCGATGTAATCGATGCCATGGAAAGAATTGAAAAAGAAAGTGATACTCTTAATAAATTAATACAAAAGTATTCAAAATAATTCCATAAATGGCGGAAAATTTAGATAAAGAAAAACAAAAAGCTATATTAGCTTTTGCAAAAGCTAGACAGGAACAAAAGCGCCTTGAACAGGAAGCACTACAAACTGGTGTGGATATGACCGCTCAAATAAAGGCTCAAAGAGATTTGGCAGCTGAGCAACTTAAAGTAGTTAGAAAACTAAATCAAACTAGATTAGATGGATTAAAAAGTGCGGAAAGTTCACTAGGTAGTATGAGTGGCATATATCAAAATCTAAATAAATTTGAAAAAGAAAGAATTAAAAATACATTTACTTCAAAAGATTTAACAATAGAGCAAACCGCTTCATTGAATAAAATGGCTGAAATTAATAGAAGTATTTCTCAATTAACAATAGATGATATAGCCGGTCATGCTGCTTTAAATCAAGAATATAAAGAAATCCAAGCCAGCTTGGGTAATATGAGTGAAGAAGATAAAAAAATTATTGAAAATTTAAAAGAACAAAATACGCTCGCTAGAAATTATGGGAAAATGACAAAAGCCCAAAAGGATTTTTTAGGAAAGCAAATAGCGGTATATGACGGTATAAAGGATACGATAGGTGGTATATTAGAAACTGCAAGCTTATTAACATCTAATTTTAAAGGAGCTTTGGGGGCTGCAATTATTGGAGTTGGGTTTGGTTTGGATAAATGGGGTAAGAGTGTTAGAAGTTTTGGTGGATATGTAGATTCGGCACAAATATCAACATTTGCTTTAGGATTCGCATTTAAAGATGCGGAAGAAACGGCAAAAGGATTATCTAAAGAATTTGGTGGATTAAAAGATGTATCATTTACTACTCAGTTGAATACCAATTTAATGGCAACTAATATGGGTATTAGTGGTGCTGAAGCCGCTAACGTTGTTGGTAACTTTGCAAGAATGAACGATGGGTCTGCTTCAACTGCTATGGATATGGCAGCAACCACAAAAGCATTGGGTAAAGCCGCTGGTGTTCCGATTGATTCTTTAATGAAAGATGTTGCTGGTTCAACAAAAGCATTTGCAGAATATGGTAAGAATGGTGGATTAAACATGTCCATTGCCGCAGTAGCAGCTGCTAAGATGGGTGTTAGTATGGATTCAATGGCCAAAGTAAGTGATAGTTTATTAGACTTCGAAACCTCTATTAATAATGAGATGGAATTGGGGGCTATGATGGGTAAGCAACTTAACTTAGATAGAGCAAGGGGATTGGCATATGAAGGAAATATGACTGGTGCTGTAAAAGAAACATTGAATCAACTAGGTGGTATAGATGCATTTAATAAAATGGATATTTTCCAAAAGAGAAAAGCGGCAGAACTATTGGGATTATCAGTTGATGAGTTCCAAAAGATGGCAGCAAATTCTGATAAGATATCTGAGAATGGTGAAGCTAGTGTTTCCAAATGGAGTACTTTCTGGGAAGGAACTACAGCATTTGTAACTGGACCATTGGCTGGTATGGCTAAAACATTTGGTAGTAGTTTAATAGCAATGGGTCAGATGAGTCCTATGTTGAAAGATATGGGTATTAATATGGGTGGTATGGCCAAACAAGCGTTTGAATGGGTTAAAAATTTAATAAAAGGAAAGGCAATAGCGAAAGTAACCGATTCGGTATCTGGAAAAGCAACCGATGCGATAAAAGATAAAGCTACCAGTGCTGTAAAAGATAAAATGGGTGGTATTGCACAGGATAAAATAAAAGGAGGAGCGACACCAGATCCAGATAAGGCTAATAAAATGGGAAAAATAAATGGACCGGCATTAATACAAGCCGCAGCCGCGATGTTAATTATGGCCGCGGCCCTTTGGGTATTTGCAAAAGCAGCACAAGAGTTTAGTGGTAAGATAGATTGGGGTAATGTATTTATTGGTATTGCAGCGATGGCCGCATTGGGCGGGGTAGCGGCATTATTAAGTTTAGCAGGACCAATGATATTAGTTGGAGCCGCGGCATTATTAGTAGCATCGGCTGCATTCTATGTATTTGGACTTGCTTCACAACAAGTGGCAATTGGTATGAATATGTTGGGACCGGCATTGGGTATTTTTGCAGCAGGTATGGTTGCGTTTGCAGCTGCTCCATATATACAATTTGGAATCGGAATGGCAGCAGTAGCTGCATCTATGCTTGTATTGGGAGCCGCTTCACCATTTATGATATTGGCCGGTGCTGGGTTAAATTCGGTTGGTGGTGCATTAAACGCATTAGCACCAACAATACCAATGATTGTTGAACAAATGGCGGCATTATCTCAAATTAGTTTTTTACCAATTTTAGGACTAGCCGGTTCATTGACAATGTTGGCGGGTGCATTAGCAATGGTGGCTATGGGGGGATTACTTGCACTTCCTATTTTAATGGCATTGAACGGGTTATCATTTTTAACCGGTGGTGGAGAAGGTGGTGGTGGAGGAAAGACGGATAGTACCGCAGAATTAATTAGTGAAATAAAAGGATTGAGAGCGGATTTAAATGCTGGTAAAATATCCGTTCATATGGATGGACAAAAAGTTACATCAAAAATATCAGCTGTGGTTGCTAAAAGTAGTACAAATTCATACGCTAAACAATAAAGATGGGTAAAACAATAGAAGAACTATTTAGGACCAAGGTATTAAGTGATGGTAATACGGCTGAAACGAAATATGATATTCGTAATAGTAAAGATTTGCCCATCACAACACCGGTGGGTGCATTAGGTCTGTCATTTAAAGCGGCAACTGCAATTAGACAAAAGATATCAACAACTAAGGGAGAAAGTAGAATTGAAGAAGAAACAAGTGGATTGAGAATCTTAAATACACTATCAGCGCCAATAACATATGGTACTGATATATTTAGATTTCAAAAGAAATCCACTAGACTTGTTGAAATAATGAAGGATAGTGTTAATACAAATAATTCTCAAGATGCAGGTATTGTTGGCAATCTTCTTAAAAAAGCAGAAAACTTTGGATTAAATATTGCAAGTAAATTGGGTATTGCATTTCCTGAATCAACTATACCAACAAAGATTTCGTTAAACTCAGATTTCAAATCAGGCAAAGAGCCTGATACTATGATTACTCTTGCTAAAATAAAAGGAGATTCAAAAGGTAATTTAGTTGGACAACTTTTAAAAAATAATGCAAAAGGAACTCCAAAACAAATTGGCAACCAAATATTAGGAGCTGGGATAGATTTACTTAAAGGAGAAATAAAGAAAAAATTATTTGGAGCACCTAAACAGGGTGCACAAAATTTAGCAGGTAAAAGTGCAACCGAAGTACAATATGATAGTTCGGGTAAATACTCAGATACAGTAAATGCATCGGATGAAGATATCTATAAAAGAAATGATTTATCGAGTATTCATTTTGAAAAAATAAATGGTAAAAAGCAAACGCAAGCAAATGCGGTAAATAAGTTTTTAGAAAATAGTAAATTAAAAATAACTCCAAAAGATTTACCAATACCTACTCCGAATTTAGGGGGGAAACTAAATTTAGACACATCTAGATTTAATATAGGTGGTAAAATTTCTTCTATAACGGATTCTGTAACAAATAAATTATCTTCGGCTAGAAAGGAAGGTCAAACTTTAATATCAAGCGGAAAGTTAAAAATCGGAGATATAAACCCAGCAGTTCCACCTGAACAAGCATCTACACCAATTATGTATTCAGACACGGTTGATGAGGCACAGACTGATATTACATTAAGACATGATTTATCTTCCAAATTAGATGCCTTAAATGCAGCGACTACAAAAATGAATACAAGTGAAACAGCAGCGGAAAGACAAGCGGTTACTATTAACACTTATTCATCTAGGAAAGATGGACAGACACCTAAAGTAAGTTTAAAATCAAAATATGGTATTGATAGTAATGGTCAATCTGATTTTGTAAATGAAAAAACTCAATATAAAGGTGATACATTAAAAATAGGAGCCGATACATTGGATGATTATGATTTTATAACTTTAAAATTTACATCAATCGGCAAAGGGCGATCTGTAAATTTTAGAGCAACTCTATCTGGTATTACTGAAACCACAACGCCAAGTTGGGATTCAGCTAAATTTATTGGTTCACCATTTCCATATTGGACTTATACTGGTATAGAAAGAAGTGTATCTTTTAATTTTAAAGTATATTCAACTACGCCATTACAGCATATAGCGGCTTGGCAACGATTAAACTTTTTAACATCACTGGCATATCCACAAGGATATAACGGCGATATAGCTGTTGTGGCACCGTTTATTAGGATTACTATTGGTAATTTATATAAAAATAAAACATGTTTTATTTCACAACTTTCATATACAGTTGATGATAATGGTACTTGGGAAGTTGGGCCTATTGGAATTGATGATAAGGCTAAGTTTGAAATAAATGGTGAATCGACTACAATAGATAATTATAAATTACCTAAAATCATAGATGTGAGTGTAACATTAAACTTAATAGAATCTAGAGGTAATACGGAAGCCGGATATTTGTATGGATTTGATAAATTACCAAGACAAGTTTATAAAGGAAAAGATAAAGATGGTAAAGAAACAACTAGAATATTAAGTAGCGAAACCGCAATTCCTAAAGCTGAAGCTGCGACCGATGCGAATTCAAAAACAAGTACCGCACAAGCGGCCGCCCCGGCAAATACAACACTTCCAAAAGCGGATACTGTATCGGTGGCTGCAAAAGTAAATAATCCGGCACAAGCAACCACACCGGCTCAAACAAATACTCCCGCTATTGAAAACTCGGCTGGAGTGGATGTACCAGCGCCACCTAGATATATGGTTAGGGCACGATTAAATGACAATTCGACTAAGCTTACTGGAAGAATTGCAGCAAATGGGAGAATAGAGTATGATGAAGATTACCCATTAAATTTTACTTATACATATAATGGTCAACAGTGGAGCGGTGTTGATGCGGTTAAATTAAAATTAATAGATGATTGTAGAAAGGGATGGACCGCAAGAAATGGTAAATATTGGGCAAAGAGTGAAAATATAAGTTAAGCGTATGGAAAGTAGATATTATAATTTAGAAACTAAAAAAACTCACGATGGTAGAACGGTGTATAGACCAAAAATATATCCTAATATTCCATTGAGAGATGATGATGTATATGTAATGACCGAATTGGGTGATAGATTGGATACGTTAGCATTTCAATATTACGAAGACCCAACTCTTTGGTGGATTATAGCATCTGCAAATAATATACATGATGCTCCTCTAGGATTTCCAGAAGCAACCGTATTAAGAATTCCGTTAAACTATATAGCGATAGTAACTGATTTCACAAAATAATTAAATAAAGTTTATGTCAGCATTTCCAAATTTCTCAAATATTGCAGATTACGTTCAAAACGAACTAGCTCTTAGAAAAGGGGATATTTATAAAGTATCCAACTTAAATGCTTGGGTTAGAGTTGCATCCGGTGTAGGTGGCGGCTGTCAAATACTATCAAATCCAAATTGGGATTTATTTGCAAACTACCCATCTATATATGGTAGTGGTACTATGAGTGGTACAATAGGGCTTACTTGGTCTAATAATTATATTATTGCCAGTGGTGAGTTTCATGGATTTAGACCTAAACCAAATATAACATCAATTGAAATAGACGAAGGTGCTGGTGCACTTTCTAGAAAAGCAACATTTTCAATAACCTGCTATACAAGAGCACAATTAGATACTGTGTGTAAATACTATTTAGAACCTGGATATACAATATTTTTAGAATGGGGATGGAACACTGCAAACGGTGTATCCGGATATACTAAAGAATTAAATGGTGATAGTGTTGGTCAATTTCAATCATTTGATGCGGTTAATGAAAAACGTAAATCAGCTGGTGGTCATTATGATAATTATTTGGGATTTATAACAGGTGGAAGCGTTGCTATGAGTGGACAAGAATGGACAGTGACTGTAAAATGTACGGGATTTACAGAACTACCAGCATTTCTTATGGCAGCGGATAACGTTGAACCGGCTAATGGTGAAACCACAACTACGAAAACTTATGAATCATATGAAATAGATTTTGAAGCAGATTTTGGTAAACAGAGATTTAAGCAAGCATTTAATAGATTGGCAACAAATAAACAAAGTGTTGATGTTGCTGATACTTTAATACAAGATGTTATTACTGCATCTCCTTTGAATTTTATAAATGTTGATGAAAATGTAAAAGCTAAAATGAACAGCCAATTATCGGGGACTAGTTTTTTAGGTTTTAAATTTGGAGGAGGGGCCAAGACAAAAGATGAAGGAAAAACCGCAACCGGTAAAAAATCAACAACGTCAAAAACTGTGGAGATTCCAGACGGTACGGAATTAATTGGTGATGCGGGATTTATAAAGTTTTCGGCATTATCTGAAATTTTGAGTAGAATTGGATTTCAGGCATTTAAAGTAGGTCCTAAAATAGTTAGTGTAAGGGTAAATACAAAAAATACCGTATGTAGTGCATTTCCAAAAATATTTAGTACCGATAAAAGTAAACTATTTATACCAAACCCAAACACCCCTAAATTTTCATTACTCCAAGCATCAGAAGGGATTACTCAAAAAGATTTTACTAACATTATTAATAATTCAATATCATATGAACAAAAAAAAGTATTATTCCCATACGATAAAGATATAAAATTCGGTAATGTTGAAGGCAAAGGGCAGATACAATATGGGAAAGATACAACTATTGAACGAATAAATAAAGATGCATTAACGTATGGGTTTTTAGATGACCTTTATATAAATATGGAATTTGTTAAAGGTATTATGGAAACAAAGAATTTTTCTATAAAAGATGCGTTATACCAACTATTGAATGGAATATCTTCTGCAGCAGGGGGTATTTGGGATTTTCAAATTCAAGAACAAAGTGCTCCTGAAGATACTACCGAGTTGGTTGTAGTTGATATGAACATGGCACCACAATCTTCCACAACGCCATATCAATTTTCATTATCCGGTGTACAATCCGTTTTTATGGATGCGGCATTGGATTTAGATATTAGTGGTGCAAAGATGAATCAGATAATTGGAAACCGATTAGGACAAAAAGTTAATGGAAGTCAAACTGATATAAAAAGTAAGAAAAAAGGTCTTTTTTCTGATTCGGATGATTTGGTTTTAAAAAGTATAGAAGCTAAACGTGGTGAACCAAATGATGCTACACCAGTTTTAAAAAATAAAAGTAAAGACGAGATTAAAAAAGATAAAGAAGCAGCTGCTGAGAAAGCCAAAGAAAAGGCAATGCAGATGTTTTTAAGTAAAATTGGATACGCACCAAAAATTGAGTTAAAAGACAATTCTGATTTTACGAAACCACTTGAGGAAATGACTTACATTACGGCATATAATGACCAATTGGTATTTGAGGCATTGAAAAATGGACATGATAAAGTAAGTGAACAAAATGGAGTATCCGCATTGATGCCAATTAAATTTAGTTTTACGATGCATGGTATTAGCGGTATTAAAAGGGGCGATAAATTTACAGTAAGTGGAATTCCAAAAGCGTATGAAGAAACGGGATTCTTTCAAGTAACATCCGTAAAACATACAATTACAGATATGCTTTGGAAAACCGAAATAACAGGTGGGTTTAGATTAAATAAACCTAAAGCATAATAAAATGAATATAGATAGATACAGTGAAATATCAAATAATGGTAGTACTTTTGATGAAAAGGTAATATCCGCTCATATACCAACACCAACTGAATTGGATTATAATAGAGGCTATATTGTGCGATATTTTATTCAAAAAGCAAATGATTCAAAATCTAGAATAGTTGAAGTGGATTATATTGGGTATAAAAAATTTGTAGGAGATGTGTTTTATACCGCAGCTACCTTAGATTGGAAAATAAAGGGAAACGATGCGGAAATAACTGAGTGTAATTTTAAATCAATAAAGACCGTTATTAATAAAATACCATTAATACAATCATATCTTCCTAATTTAAAGCAATTTAAAAAGAAAACCGATTTGGTAGTTTCGGAATAATTTCGTATATTTACATAATCATATGGGGATGCCATGGAATTGATTGCAATGAGAATGGTAGTACCACACGTAGACCGAAGTACTAGATGTCTTTAAATCTGTACAAAACAATAACTGACGAAATGTCAACTATGACCTTTGATTCTATGATGGAATTCATTGGGGCTTCTGAGTACGCATACGCTGCTTAGTTCATTCCGCATCACTCGTGGAACATTTAAATAGAAGTGAACAAAAAGGAGCTCTACCTATCGGCTCTTAAAAACTGATAGGTTGGTGGAAAGCTGTACTAACCATACGGCCCCAATTATTTTGGAAAGTGAATAAGATTAAACTTTACCTAAACGTGTGATATGCTGGTATTATGATTACTTTGTAAGACAGGGGTTCGATTCCCCTCATCTCCACCAAAATCCCATTCTACATTAATTTGGTAGTTTGGGGTTTTTTTTGTATCTTTACACAAATCAAATCTTAATGATATGGGAAGGTGGCCTGATAAACCAATAGATAAACCTACAAAATTTGAACACGTCTATAAAGATGATGATGGGTTTGAATCGGTGTGGAAATATGATTTAAAGAAATTTCCAAATGGACCAATTGAAGTAACGAACAAATATCCAACTGGCTACGAGAAAATTTTAAAAAAACAACAAACGGAAGCTAAGTTGGAAAAATCATTATCGATATTAGAAAAAGCAAAAGCAGCACAAAATAAAAATAAATGATATTTGTAGAAAATGATACGGAACTAATCGAATTGAGAGAAAAACTTGAAACGGAAGTATCCATTTGGTATCCAATGTGGGTAGATAATGAAAAACACCCACAAAACACACATATATCCTTTATATTGGTACGAACCCATACGGACAAGTACATTCTATCCCATAAACACACAGACTCCCTATCACTCTCTAAATCACTTATAGAGGGTATCTTAAATACTACCGGAGAAAAATGGGTATTCCAAAAGAAAAAACTATTACAATCATTTGAAAATCCAAAAGAAGGGTTGAATGATGTTGATACTGCGTACTTCTTAAAAACTGGAGAAACAATAGATTATTCCCGTCCAATACAACATTTGATAAATCCTCTTTTACACAAAGGTTACAAAGAAGATATCATTCAATCTATACCTATTCTTAAATTGTGTGAAGCAATTGAACCCGAATTATTAAAACACACAAATCAAAAATCTAAAACTTATAATTGGTACAATGATATATTCATACCTACCCTTTCAGATATTGAACAATTCGGAATTCGTGTCGATAGAGAAAAATTTATTGATAGATGGCCACAAGTCCAAAAACAACTTTCAACCGATAACGTAGTACACACCGAATACAATCCATTTACGGTGACAGGTAGACCATCCAATAGACATGGTGGTGTGAACTATGCCGCCCTAAACAAAACCGATGGTAGTAGAGATGTGTTTGTAGCGGATGGGATATTCCTACAAATGGATTATAACGCATATCACCCCCGTCTAATTGGTAAATTGATTAAGTTCGATATGCCGGAAGGTAATGTGCACGAATGGTTGGCAGAACAATATGGATGTGATGTGAGTGAAGGAAAGGGAATTACGTTTCGTTTATTGTATGGTGGCATTGATGATGATTTTAGACAGATACCTTACTTAAATGCTGTGGCTGATTATATTGATGGATTATGGATTGAAACACAAAAGCGAGGTTACTTACAAACACCACATAGAGAGATTCCGTTGAGCTGGATTGAACAACCTAACCCACAAAAAGTATTCAACTATCTACTTCAAGCGGTAGAAACTGAAATGAATGTGGATAAGATGAGAAGGATATTGGATTGGATTGGGGGAAGTGAAATTCGATTTTGTTTATATACATATGATTCGTTTCTTTTTGATGTTCCTACTGATGTTGATAAAGAATTGATTAGAGGATTGAAAGAAATCATTGAGGATGGTGGGTTTCCTATTAAAGCAAATTGGGGTTTGGATTACGGAAAGTTATAGATACGATATTTATAGTATATACAAAAATATGCTATAATATGAAGAAAATCGTTATCCTTTTTAGTTTTTTAATCGTTTCTCTGATTTCTTTTGGACAAAATGTAAGAATAAAGAATGAAGTGTTTGATGTACTTTATTCACAATCATTAGAACAACCCTTAATTATTAAATACCGTTCGACTAACCGTCCTACAAATGTGAATAGAGGAGCTATGGATTTTTACAAAGAACCAAATATCAAAACATCAGATGCGGATGATTATAAAGCAAACATATACGATAAAGGACATGGTGCACCAGCTGCAACGTTTTCTGATAATATGGTAAATTTAAAACAAACGTTTTCTTATCTAAATTGTATAATGCAGGACAAATATCTTAATAGAGGTGAATGGAGAATGTTAGAAGAAGAAATTCGTAAATGGGATGATACTGAAAATATTACAGTATTAATAAAAACATTCTTTGATAAACCTGTAAAAAAGGTAGCAACTGGAGCAGCAATTCCATCCCACTTACAAAAACATATCTATTTTGAAAAACAAAAGAAATGGAAGTGTTATGTATTTCTAAATGAAAAACCTAAATTTTCTTGGGAAGAATTGGAAATGGTATGTGAAGCAAAAGACCACAAATTTTAATGAATATGAATTTATCTGAATTAATTAATGAGATACTAAGCGAATGGGCTTATAGAGTGGATGATGGGCAACCTAACCCAAAAAATGAAAAGCATTTAGCTGAATTATCAAGTGTGCTTTCCGAAATGGGGTTATCTGACATCAAAGCAGAATTATTTGAAAACATTACAGAAGCTGATAAGAACTTTACAAATCCAATCCTTAATAAAGAAATTCCATATAAAGCAGCAGATGGTACTCAAAAGAAAGGAATAGTAGGTAACCTATTAAGATTACCAAAAGATTCAGAAGGTAGAAAGGCAGCTGAAAAGTTAATGCCACCTGAGGGTTCTCCAGAAAGAGATTCGGCAATGCAAGATTTGGGAAGTGAAAAAGATGGTAAGAGTACCGGTGGTGATAAAGAAAAAGGTAAAGAGGACGAGAAGGGTAAAGAAGGTGAAAAAGAGAAAGGAGCTGGTGAGGAAGAAAAAGCAAAAGCAGCTGCAGCAATGTTTGACCCAAAAGCAGACCCTGCTATGGGAGCAAGAATGGATAGAGAGAAAGCTGCAAATGATAAATTAGCACAAAAAGATAAAGAAGATAGTGAAGCTGAAAAAGCACCAACTCCTGGAAGTCCTGAAGATTGGAAAAATAAGGCTGATAAAGTAGCAAAGGACAAGGAAGAAGCAAATAAAAACGGATATGATGATTCACTACATGCAATGAGTGATGACCAATTGGATAAGGCAAAATATGAAGCTGAACAAAAAATGCATCTAGCTCAAAAAAGTGGTGATGCTAAAACTTTTGATAAAGCTAGAATTGAATATCAACAACATAAGATAGAGAAGGAAATGAGAGGGGCTAAAAGTGCTGGAGATAAACAGATAGCTAACTCAATGAGTGTTGATTTTCAAAAAAGAAAAGCGGCATATGAGGAAAAATATGGTGAACCATACGAAGCCGATATTCCATATCCAGATAGTGATGGTGGTGAAAGAACTTCTGCAAAATGGGGAGGTGAAGAACCAACAGGACCTGAAGCAGGGCCTAATGCAGAACCACCAGCAAACGAACCATCTAAGCCTGATACAACTCCACCAACCGATGCAGAAGAACCTAAAGATGGAGAAGAACCACCAGCTGCATTAGGTGATAAGCCCGAAGAAACAAAAATAGATAAAACAACAGCTGCTACATATGCTATTTTAGATAAAGCTGAGCAAGATTTAGATGATATTGAATTATTAAAAAAATTAAGAGATGATTTCCCTTCCCTATTTAATAATATGGGGATTGATTGGGATAAGCCAGATCCTGAGTTAGTAGCACAGGTAAACAATACAAAGGATATAAGAAAAAAATTCAAACAAAACGCAGAAAAAGCAAAAACCAAAGAACAAACTACAAAAGCAGCATCTCGATTAAGTAAAAGAAAAACTGCAGATGGTGAAAAATTGGATATTGATACAACTCCAAACGGTTCATTGATTATTGGTGTTGAGCATGGTGATGAACTTGAAAGTACAAAGCAAACTATTGAGCAAATACAAAAACTACCTAAAGGAACAAAAGTAATGTTTGTTGGGGAAGGTGGTATGACTAAAGATAAGGATGGTAAGTTTGAATTTGGTGGAGAGCAAGCTGAAATTAGAGATGGCGTAAAAGGACATTTTGATAATGTAGAAGAAAGTAGTTGGGATGAGAATGCAGATGTAACTAATGATAGTTCTCCTGTATTCAAAGAAATAGAAAAGGAGTTAGGTAGTCCAGCCAAAGCTAGAGCGTCTGTATGGGCTAATATGGCTGGGCAAAATGATATTATGAATCCAAATGAATATTTGGATGATGAAGGTAAGCAATGGATTATAGACCAAGCTAAAAAAGCTGGAGCAACTAATATAACTGATAAAACTGATTTTAATAATTTAACTGATGGCGAAAAGAAAGACCTTTATGAATTAAATTATAATGATGAAGGTAAGATGGGTGATAACGAAATTATGAAAGGTCAAGAGGCGTATAATGGTTTCCGTCAAAAAGAATTAGATAGAAAAGTTAAAGAAGCTGAAGATAAAGGATATACAGTAATTGCACCCGTTGGTAATTCGCATGTTGATATGAGAAGACAGAGAATGCAATCACAACAAAAACCTGAACAACAACCAACTGATACTAAGCCGGAAGATAAGCCAAAAGAAGAACCAGTTAAACCAACCGATACTAAACCGGAAGATAAGCCTGAACAACAACCAGCTGATACTAAAGCAGCAGATGTAAAGCCGAAAGAACCCGCTAAAGACGAACCAACTAAAGATGATGAAACTCCAAAGGCAACTAAGGATGATATAAAGAAAGAGAAGCCCGGTAAAGAAGCTAAAACTGATAGTGGTGGTTCATTGTATTCCGTTGGTGGGGGTTATTATTCCGATAAACCAAATGGACCTGCAAAATATGTAAGAACTGAATCGGTGCTTGAAATGGCATTTGATAATTCTTTAAATGAAGATGTTTTTGCCCTATTTGAAAAATCAATTACAGGTACTTTACAAAATGGTGAAAAGATAACTGTACAAGAACTTCCTCCAAGAGCAGTTAAAAAGGCAACTCAAAGAGCAAAAGCAGCAGCTGCATCTTCAAAAGAAGAACCATCACAACAACCAACTTCATCAACTGAAACGCCGGCTGAACAACCTGCAGCTAAAAAGACTGATGGCACTGATGTTCCTGGTAAGTTCACCCCAATAGAAACTCCACCACCTACAAATGAAAAAGGTGTTGAGAAAGATGGTAAAATAGCCGGAACAACAATTAAAACTGAACCATCGTTACAAAATATAAATCCTGAATTCTTAAAGCAAAAGAGTACTGAAATGAATAAGTACTATGATGAATTTAAACAAGATAAGAAAAAAGCTGAAGGTATTGCTAGAGAAAAGATGGGATATAGTGAGGAGCAGGTTAAAGGATTGAAAGGAGAAGAAAAATCAGCATATGATAAGGAAGTAAAAAAGAATCAACAACCAACATATAATTTATGTAAAGTATCATTACCAAATTCAAACTTATTTTGTTCTGGTAATAAAGGAATTCCTAGAGCAAAGATGCCACAATTTACAGGTGAACCGGTTGAAGGTTCGCAAGCGTGGGATGTATTACAAAAAGCAAAAGAAACAGACCCAAATGAAACTGAAGCAAATGGTCAACCATACTTCAGACAAATGTTGGCGGATAAAGGAATTAAAGTAACCGATGCATCCGTTCCATCCGAATCATTAAAAGCAACGCAAAGTGAGTTAGTTGGTGATAAAGTATTAGGAATGAAATCAGTATTAGATGCAGGACCTTCACATCCGGCATATAAGAAAATGACTGCACCACTTTATGTAAGTAACGATGGATATGTAGTTGATGGTCACCATAGATGGGCAGCAATTACGGCATATAATATGGAACATCCTGATAATCCATTACCATTAAAAACAATGATTATCGACCAACCAATTGATGATGCGATTGAAACATCAAATACCTTTGCAAACGAATTCGGTGTTGCAGCTAAGAGTGGTAAACAAACTGGAGCAGATGCACAAAAATCAGAACCCGAACAACCAACCTCGGCTAAAAAGGGGTTAAGTCGTCAAGCTAAAGAGGCTGTTGTTAATATAAAAAATAAAACAAAAGATTGGGCGGAAGAAAACAAATCATTTTTTAAAGAGAAAGTACATAAGGGAAATTCTCCTGAAAGAAGAAGTTGGGGACAGGCGATTAAAGATAAAGGATTAGGTGCATGGGAAGCTATTAAAAAAGGAGCTAAGCACGAAGTGGAAGAATTCAAAGCTGCTGGAATTGGAGCTAAGAATTTCTTTAGTGGCAAACCGGTAAGTGAGCATGAGAAAAAAGCATTAAAAGCAGTGGGTATTAAAATAGCAGTTACTGCATTGACAGGAGCCGCATTTGGTGGCATGGCACATGGAGCAGCCGCATTTGCTAAACACGTTGCAATAGAATTTATACCACATACCGTTGGTGAATTAATAGCAGGTGGTGTTGGTAAAGCTGCATTATTTGCTGGAGATGAAGAACAAGATGTGGATAAAATGATGGAAAAGTTTGCTAATATGATTGCAGAAAAAATGGCAACGGCTGATATGGATCCTGAGATGATGGAAAAAATGGTAGATTCATTTAATGAAAAACAAAACCCAAAAACCGAAATGAAAATAGAATCGTTGATAAAAGAAATTATTGCTGAAATCGTAGCTGAAGCATCTACCCAGAGTGGGGATTGGAAATTAGCAGCAAGAAAAGGTGGTCCAGAAGGTAAGATAGTATATTTTGGTAGTAAAGATAAAAAGCAAGCTGCAATAAGTAGTGGTTCTCACGTTGATGTTGATAAAAAATTAAAAGCAAAACAAGGAGATACCCCCACAACGCCACCGGCTAAAAAATTAGGAGCAGGTGACTTTAGAAAAACTAAAGAAAAAGAATTAGAACCAACTACTGCAAAAATCGAAAAACCTAAAGTAGAAAGAACACCACAGGAATTAGAATTGATAAGAGCAAGTTCATTTGGTGATAAGAAAGGAGTTGTTGTAGGTGAAAAAGGAGCGGCTGATAATGATGTAAAAAATAATTTATTAAAGTTTGGATATAAGGGATACCTAAAAGCAACGGGTAAAAAACCAGCACCTGGATCAGAAGGTTCGGCATTTAATGAAATTATCTCCGGTACCGCAGCTAAATTACTTCAAAAAAATCCTGATGTATCTGAAGAAGAATTGACAAGAATTATAACATCGCAATTTTGTGGAACTAAATTAGGAAAAGAGCAAACGGTAACACAAACGGTTGTTAAAGATTTGCCAAATGATTTGAAAAAAGTTCCGTGTGCATCTAAAGCATTAATATGTGCAAGGTCAGCTAGAAAAAAATATGATAATTCAATAAGTAGAGCAAATGGTTTAACTGAAAAAGGATTATTTGGAAAACAAAGAAATTTAGAAACTTATTATGGTGCAGAAGAATCATTGGATGCGCAAGTTAAAGCTATACAAAACGCTAAAAGAATTTTAACACCAAAAGGTGATGTGGTTACTAAAGAAGATGCTATTGCATTTGTAATGATGGGTGGCGGCGGAGCAAATCCATCTGATACTGCAACATTTGTTACCGATGAAAAGGGTAACTTAATGTTACAATTCCATTCTGATAAAACTTCAACTGGTGATATTCAAGACAATTCAACTCTTAAAAAGGAAATTGATAAAAAATTAGAACAAGTTGATGGTATGGTTGCTAGAGGAATAATTACTGATAGAGAATCTAAAAGAATTAAATCAATTATTTTAGCACATGCTAAAGATGTAGAAGAAGTTGAATCAACTTATAACGATGGAGTTGCACTAGTTGCACAGAATCTAATTAAGAGTGATAAAAAAGAAGGAGCATCATTTAAAGAACAAGTTGATGTCATTCAAAGTGGGGCAGAGCCAACAATATTAAAGAATATAGATGATGCATTATTTGGTAAAAAAGGTATAAAATCTGAAGCTATCAAGCATCTTCCAGCAAAATATAAAGATAAAGACGGAAATCCTAAACCAGGGTTGAATGCGGATACTATCGAATTGCAAGATAAATATTTTATGATAAGAGCGGTTGCGGCAGACGGTGGTGGTGAAGCGTATAATAAAGTTGTTGTTAAAGTTTCAAAAATGTTAGTTTCCAAATCAATCAGAGAAAGTAAAAAACCTGTAAGTGGAATTGATGTAAATAATGTATTATCTTTCCAACGTAAAAAAGTTGTTGAATCTCATTTTAAACAATTTAGAGAAATGGATAAAACAACCGTAAATTATAGAGGTAAAAAGATGGGACTTGGAACATATTTACAAGGTATTGATGTAGTTGATTCATTCCATTTAAAAATGATGGATGGCGATACGAGAAACTACGAACCAGGAAAACCTGGAAGTTTGGTATTTTCAACTTTAGATGTTAATATGGGTGGAACGGTAGTGAATGGAGATGTACTGAAAAGTTGTTTTGGGGTATCTTCATCTAGAGAATTCTTACAAAACTTTAGTGTTCAAGAAAAAGCTACATTGACGTATGAATTTAATGAAAAACAGGCTATTGCAAAATTATCCAATGCTGGTATTAAAAAACCAACACCTGAACAAATAGCGGATGCTAGAAACGTAACTGGAATGAATGTATTCACATACGCTATCGATAAGAAAAGTAAAGAAAAAACAGATGTTGGGTATAAAACATATAGGCCAAAAACCGGCAAATCTGGTAGAACAAATACAACAATGCAATATTCTCCTGCAATGCAAGAGTGTTTTAAGAGTAAAAATAAGTAAAAATATCCTTCCTTTCGATTTTTGATATTTATAGGTAATAAACGAAATAAGAGGAAGAATGAAGACACAGTTACTTTGTACATTTACAACAAAGGAGGAGTTGCAAAACACTCTACAACAAATAAGAGAGACTTATCACATAGTCTACAACTATATCTATATATTACAAAACAAGTCCAATTTAGAGGAATTGTTTGTGACATACAATATAGATACACAATTCCAACCGGAGACTCCGTTGGAAAACACAATCCTAATACATAGAAAGAAAGAATCTAATTCACTTTACACTATCAATGCTCTTAACGAATTAGTTAAAGAGGAGAATGGTGGGGTATTAGATACATCTTTTGTCATCAATTGGCAGAAGTTCAAAAATTCAATCATATTAACAAATGCCGAAGGTACTAAGAAAATTCAGACAAGAGTTTTTGAAGTAATTGATTTCGGACAAGGAAATAAAGAAGTTACGGAAGAACAACCTAAATAAGAAGATTATGTTATTAAAAAAAGGTGATAACAACGAACAAGTAAAACAACTTCAAGTTAAATTACAATTAGACCCAGTAGGTAACTTTGGACCTAAAACCGAAGAAGCAGTTAAAATGTGGCAAGCAGCTCATGGTTTAACAGCAGATGGTATGGTAGGTGATAAGACTTGGGCAATGATTATGGGTGAGCAAGAGCATACCGAAGTAAAACAACAAGCAGTAGCGGTAGCTAACTCTACTGGTTTGAAATTAGAAAAACTAAAAGGACATATTCCTGATGCAGTTATCGCAATGATACCTGCAGTAGCACAAAAGTTTCAAATTGATTCGGCATTAAGATTAGCACACTTCTTAGCACAATGTGGACATGAGAGTGGGGGATTCCGTTTGACAAAAGAAAACTTAAACTATTCAGCTAAAGGTTTGAATGGTATCTTTAAGAAATATTTCCCAACTTTAGAATCAGCTCTACCTTACGAAAGAAAGCCGGAGAAGATTGCAAACAAAGTATATGGTGGCAGAATGGGTAACGGACCTGAATCAACTGGAGATGGTGCAAAGTTTTGTGGTAGAGGGTATATTCAATTGACAGGAAAGGATAACTATACTGCATTTGGTAAATCAATTGGCGAAGATGTTTGTGCTAACCCACAAGTAGTAGCTGAGAAATACGCCCTATTATCAGCAGCATGGTTCTTCTCTAAAAACGGATTACATAAAATGGCTGATGGTGGTTCTACTGATGCAGTTGTAACATCTATTACTAAAAGAGTAAATGGTGGTACAATTGGATTACCTGATAGAATCAAACACTTCAAAGAGTATTATCATTTATTAGCATAATAACAAAAGGGAGAAACTAAAAATTCTCCCTTTTTTATTTGGTGGAATCAAATATTTTTCGTATCTTTGAGTAAATCTCAAACCCATATAAATGCTTAATTCGGTTATAAAATATACTTCAAAAAAGATTTGGAAAGTCCAATAAATTGTTGTATATTTGTAATCTCTTTATA